ATTGTGTCTAAAGGTCAATTCGATGATGTGCAGTTCAGTCGTGCACAGTTAGCTTTCCTGGAGGCAGTGTATCCCCAGGTGGTGCTTACGTCTTCGTCCTCCGAGGCGCAGATGCGGTACTACTTCGGGAACCAGGCTGTACTCCAAACAGTAAGGGATAAAACACGTGAACTCACTCCCCAAACACGAAGTGCGGGTATTCCTTCGCCACAAGAACGAGTCCGTACTTAACTACGACTTGTTCGCGAAGGCATGGGATGAGTGCGAGGAGCTTAGACAACAACCTCGCGACGTGTGGGCCGGCCGTGCGCTCTATGCTCTCAGCAGCATGGATCGTCACGAGCTGGCCGTCTTACATTCTGGCGTCACAATCGCTGGCTGCGTGGTGGCTCCCGAATGGGATGCCCACGTAGGAGAGTGCACCACGGTGTTCACTCAATACGTTCTCCCGGAGTTCCGACACCAGGGTATTAGCTCTCTGTTCATACGGACAGCGATGCGCCTGGCTCGAACATACGGTTCTAAGACTCTTGCGTACACACACCGCAAGGGTCCGTGGCGCTACGAGACAATTTACAGGAAGGTCTTATGAAGACACCCAAGATCGACACGAGCGGCACGGAAGCAGCACAGAAGGCAGTGGCCGATGCGCAGACCGCCGCGAACAACCTGAAGACGAATTTCGCCGCTGACCTCGGCACCGAGAACATCACGAACGTCGTCGCTGGCGGAAGCGCTGCTGATGTCGCTGGAACCTCCAGCACCCGCAAGCGGCGCAGCGGCTCCGGCCTGAGTTCTTCCCTGGGCCTGGACCTCTGATGGGCCCGACGGGAATCACGCACGAGGCGCTGTACAACAAGTTCCGGGACGACACGGTTATCGACCGTTCCCGGCAGTACGGTCGCTGGACCCTGCCGTACCTGGTGGCCGATCAGCAAGAGGTGAGCAGCACTGGCCGGGTTGTGGTGGAGCGTGACTACCAAGAAATGGGAGCGCTCCTCCTGAACAACCTGGCGACGAAGCTCGTCCAGATTCTGTTCCCCACGCAGTTCGCGTTCTTCAACGCAGAAGCCACAGACGAGTTCAAGAAGTACGCAGGCAAGAAGGGCATCAGCCCGGAACAACTGCGTGGCATGTTCGCGAAGATGGAGATGGCAAGCAACAAGCGCCTGTTCCTGAACGCCGGTTACGCGGGCCTCATCCTTGCGATGAAGCACCTCATCGTCACCGGGAACGTGCTCATGCACCGCGACTCCAAGAAGGCCACCATCACAACCTGGGGTGTGCAGAGCTTCGCCGTCCGCCGTGACGGCACGGGTGAGATGCTGGACTGTGTCCTGCGTGAGTTCACCACCGTGGAAGCCCTGCCCCTGGACCTGCAGCGTGCCCTGCGCACAAGCAACGGGTCGAAGTACGGTCGGCCGGAATGCCAGATCAAGAAGTACACGCGCATCCACCGGATGTACCGTGGCGAGGTTGAGGGTTACGAGGTGAGCCAGCAAGTCGATGCAGTCAGCGTCGGCGAAGCAAGCTGGTATCCTAAGAACCTGTGCCCCTGGCTGTGCCCCACCTGGGTCATCATCCCAGGCGAGCACTACGGCCGCGGACTGGTCGAGGACTACGCTGGCGGCTTCGCCAAGCTGAGCGCCCTGTCCGAGTCGAGCACGCTGTACGGCGTCGAGATCATGCGAGTCATCAACCTGGTCGGCGCAAGCGCAGGGAACGACATCGACAGCATTGCGTCTGCCGAGTCAGGTGAGTACGTTCGAGGAGACCCGGATGCCGTGAAGGCGCACGAGTCTGGCGACGGGCAGAAGCTCGTAGTCGTCCTGAACGAAGTCGCACGCATCACCGCCACGCTCGCTAAGGCGTTCATGTACGGTGCGCAGGCACGGCAGGCAGAGCGCGTCACAGCGTATGAGCTTGCCCAGCAGGCGAAGGAAGCCGAGTACACGCTCGGCGGAACGTACAGCACCCTGAGCGGGGGCATGCAGGTTCCGCTGGCGCACATCCTACTGACCGAAGTCTCCGACCTCGCTCTCGAAGGGCTCATCACAGGCCACCTCACCCCGAACGTCACCGCCGGCATCCCTGCCCTCGGCCGATCCTCGGATGTGCAGAACCTGCTCATGGCCTCCCAGGAGATCGGTGCACTCGCACCTCTGGCCCAACTCGACAAGCGCATCGACTCTCAACGTCTGGTGAACATGGTACTTGCCGGCCGCAGCGTGAATCAGGACGACGTGTTCTATACCGCTGACGAACAACGCAAGAACGAGGAAGCAGCCGCTGCGTCTCAACAGGCGCAGCAAGGACTCCTCGCCGCCCAGTCTCTCGGAGACCAGGGAGATCAAATCTCACAAGTATTAGGAACCCAATAACATGGCTGAACAAGTAGCAACGAACGGCTTCATTGCACCTCCTCCGGTGCCCGGCGCTCCCGCAGTGGCAGCGCCTGCACCCACGGTGCAATCGTTCCCGCCCGTTCCTCCGGTCCCAGGCAGCGGCACTCCGGTGCAGCTTCCGGGACAGCAGCCGGGTTACCTGCATCTGCAGCCCCAGGCACCCGGTGCCGCTCCTGCAGCACCCGCCCCGGCCCCTGCGGCCCAAGACCTGAACGGCATCGTTGCGATGCTGCAGCAGGCCCTGGGTCAGCAGCCCGGCGCACAGCCTCCCGCCGCACCCGCTCCGCCGGATGCCGGCAAGCCCGCCTGGATGCAATCCACGGTGGCCGAGTTCAACGTGGACACGATCCAGGACCCGATCCTCAAGAGCATGGCAACCACCATGCAACTCGTGGGCAAGGACCTGGACCTCGACCGCGTGCTCGGCCGGGCTCTGGCGCATGGTGACGAGAACCTGATCGATCTCGCGTACCTGCAGGAGAAGGGTGGCGCGAACGCCGCGAACCTCGCGCAGATCGCCAAGGGCATCGTGCAGTCCGTGAACGCCAAGGCCGAGGCCGTCACCCGCGAGGTGCACGGCATCGCCGGTGGTGAAGCTCAGTGGAACCAGGCAACCGCCGTGTTCAACCAGGCTGCGCCGCAGGAACTCAAGCTCGTCGTCAAGCAGATGCTGGACAGCACGAACGACCAGTTCATCAAGGCAGGCGCCAAGATCGTGGCCGAATTCGGCCGAAGCTCCGGCATGATCCCGCAGATCGGTGCGCCCACTCTGGGTGCTGCGACCTCCGGGCTGAACGCCCAGGGTCTGAGCAAGGCTGCGTTCCAACTGGAACTGCAGAAGCTCGACCAGAACTCCCCGGACTACCAGTCCGCCCGTGAATCCCTGTACACTCGCCGCTCGCTCGGCAAGCGTGCTGGTCTCTAAAGAAAAGGAAACTAAATGGCAAATACCCCGTATGCAGCCACGATGACCCGCCCGCACTGGGCTGGCCCGGACGCCGATCTCGACGTTCACATCGAGGCGTACGAAGGCGACATCGAAGGCTCGTTCCGAGTCGAGTCGATGTTCCGCACGAACGGCCTGACGAACTTCAAGTCCGTCGCCAACCGCAGCAACACCTGGCGCGGTGACCGCATCGGCGGCGCAGTCGTGAAGGGCCGCACCGCCGGCGTCGCGCTCGACCCGACCCGGATCGTGAACGAGAAGCTGCTCATCACCGTGGACACCACCTCGTACATCCGTACCCCGGTGGACTACCAGGACGACTGGACCGCCCCGGACTTCCAGTCCGAGTACAGCGCCGAGCATGGCACCGCGCACGCGAAGACGTTCGACCAGGCGCACGTCATCCAGCTCATCAAGGCTGGCGACTGGGTTGCTCCCGCCACCCTGAAGGCATCCGGCGCGTTCAACGACGGCATCAAGACCGTGATGACCGGCTACGCTGCCCAGACCGACGCGGAAGCGAAGGCCGACCTGATCGTGAAGGCCCACAAGGTCGCCATCGCCCAGTTCGTCCGTCGTGACCTCGGCGGCAGCATCGCCGAGTTCGTCACCCTGATGGACCCGGAGACCTTCAACGTCCTGCTGGACCACAAGAAGCTCATGAACGTGGACTTCCAACGTGGCGCCGGCGCGGCCCAGAACGACTACGCAGGTCGTCGTATCGCGTGGCTAAACGGCGTGCGGATCATCGAGACCCCGCGCTTCCCGACCGCCGCGATCACCGACCACCCGCTGGGCCCGGCGTTCAACGTGACCGACGCGGAAGCCAAGGCTCGCTGGGTCCTGTTCCACCCGAAGAAGACCCTGGTCACCGTGGAAGCCCAACCGATGACGGTTCGCTTCTGGGACGACAAGGAGAACTTCGCGAACGTGCTGGACTCGTACACCATGTACACCGTCGGCCTGAAGCGCGGCGACGCAGTAGCCGTGGGCTACACGGACTAAGGTCCAAACTCCAAGGGAGGCATCCGAAAGGGTGTCTCCCTTTTTGTCGTTTTAGGAGGTCACATGAAGCTAC